AAATAAAACCTTGGCTTGATAAACTTCTCGAAGAAGCGATGAAAGAGAAGCCTCTTGAAATTGATATAATAAAAGAAAGTCTTTTAAGAATGAAAGGCTATTCGATTGAAGAATATGAAGAATGGGAATTTAGCGATGAAGAAATTAAATCGCCAAACGGAGAAAGAGGTGAAAAGGGTGAATCGGGAGAAAGTATTGTCGGACCTCAAGGACCAAAAGGAGAAAAGGGGGAAAAGGGAGATAAAGGTGAGCCGGGGAAAGATGGATTAAATGGTATCAACGGTATAGATGGTAAAAATGGCATTAACGGTAATGACGGAAAACAAGGACCTCAAGGAAAAACTGGATTGCAAGGACCTAAAGGAGAAAAGGGAGATATAGGATTTTTTAGTGAAGAAGAAAATAAAAGGCTTGAATGGCAATTTCACGAAATTAAACAAAATCAAATTAAAGTCGGTTCGCTTGCAAATGATTTAGAAAATAGATTAAGAGCAGGACAAGTTGATATTCCCGGTGTTGGTTCTCAAGGAACTCAAGGGCCACAGGGACCCCAAGGAACAAACGGAACAGAGGGAACCCAAGGTCCACAAGGATTCCAAGGACCAGAAGGCAGTTCCACATTAGAAGGACCGCAGGGACCGCAGGGTTATCAGGGACCTCAAGGTATTATCGGAACACAAGGCACGCAGGGGTATCAGGGACCGCAAGGGTCTAATGGTACACAAGGCACACAGGGGTATCAGGGACCGCAAGGTACTGTGGGTAGCCAGGGAACTCAAGGGTTTCAGGGTCCCCAAGGCATAATTGGAACACAGGGAACCCAGGGATTTCAAGGTACACAGGGTCCGCAGGGAATGCAGGGAGCAAATGGAACCATTGGAACACAAGGTTCTCAAGGTTATCAGGGACCGCAAGGACCACAGGGAGCAGTAGGTTCACAGGGGACACAGGGATTTCAAGGGCCACAGGGTATCATTGGAACTCAAGGTTCCCAAGGTAGTCAAGGTTTCCAAGGAACCCAAGGTCCGACTGGCGTTGGAGAGGGAACTCCTGGAGAACAAGGGCCGCAGGGCTTTCAGGGACCTCAAGGCCCCCAAGGACCGCAGGGAACTAACGGCACGGTTGGGACCCAAGGTTCTCAAGGATATCAAGGGCCGCAGGGAACAGTAGGCTCCCAAGGAACTCAAGGCTATCAGGGACCGCAAGGTATTTCCGGTTCGGGTACTCAAGGTCCGCAAGGTTTTCAAGGACCACAAGGAATAATCGGAACCCAAGGATCACAGGGGTATCAGGGAACGGTTGGCGCACAAGGCACACAGGGATACCAAGGAGCGTTGGGACCGCAAGGAACGCAGGGTTATCAGGGACCAAATGGAGCGCAAGGAACGCAGGGATTTCAAGGTCCCCAAGGTCCCCAAGGGATACAGGGCTATCAGGGACCGCAGGGTATTCAAGGACGAACTGGTAGCCAAGGGACACAGGGATTTCAAGGCGCATTAGGTTCACAAGGAACGCAGGGATACCAGGGACCGCAAGGGATTGCTGGAAGTGGAGCGCAAGGAACGCAGGGATTTCAAGGTCCCCAAGGTCCCCAAGGGACGCAGGGAAGCCAAGGTTATCAGGGAACTGTTGGTTCGCAGGGACCTCAAGGCTATCAAGGACCACAGGGTATCGCAGGTAGCGGAGCACAGGGTAGCCAAGGGTTTCAGGGAGTTCAAGGTCCCCAAGGTCCACAAGGGACGCAGGGAAGCCAAGGTTATCAAGGTTCGCAGGGACCGCAGGGAGGTAAAGTTCCCGGTCAGATATTCTTATCATCGGCGGGCGGATTGCCTGAAACCACTTCGGCTTGCGCCGCAGTCCAATTTGAAACCACAACTAACAAAGTTAATGGTTATTTCTTGAACTTCGTTAACGCGGAAAACAATTATGCCGATTGGATAACAGTGATGCCTTCCGATTGGGACGCGGGAGCGGTGAGTGCCTACGCTTATTGGACTTCTTCAGCCTATTCGGATACCGCCGCCAGCAATGGGGTGGCGTGGTCTGTCGCGGGAAGGAGTTTTGCCGATGACGATTCCCTTGACCAAGCGTGGCCAGCTTATGCTTCGGCTTCAGATTACGGCGGGACTAACTACGATTTGTATGTGGCTTCCGCCGCCGTTTGTACTGTATCGGGCGCAGGGGCAAACGAATTGGTAATTTACAGGGTAGGCCGTATGCCCGAAGCCGCCGCTGATACGATGACTGCGTGCGCTTCATTGATAGGTATGAGATTGGATTATGGTAGAACTTAAAAACTATGCTTGATTTTGACGCGACAAAAAAGTCTTACTCTTATACTCCAAAAAATGACCCTCGTGATCGGGTTCGTGTTGCCGTTGGCGATGAGAAAGACCCATCGAAATTTCAGCCTCAAACCAAGATTGAGCGTTTTGATAATGAGGTTAATTTCTCAATCAGGTTGAAAGACGATGACAGCGACATCGCCCAGATTCTCACCGATGGAGAAAAAATCAAATGGGTTAAATCAAAAAAAGAATCGTATTTTGAGAATAAAGATTGTTGCGAGCAACATCCCGAAGGAGCTTTTGATTTCGATGTCCTCTTACAAGAACCGCCCAAAGACGGTGTGCTTGATTTTACTATTGTCGGCAAAGACCTTGAAGCTCCGATACGGCAAGCTCCCTACACCGAGATATACAAGACCGGTGATGAGATTTTTGGCGTGAAAGCTGGCAAAGTTACCGACATTGCCGTTTATGATGAAAAAGGCAAACTTCTTTTGGAGCGCGTAAGCGAGGCGGTTATCGGCTCTTATCCTCTCTATAAAAAAAGCCAAAAAATAAATAAGTCCGGCGGGAAAGAATACGGAACCAACCAGATTGGAATGGTCTATTATCCTTACCTGATTGACGCTGACGGCAACAAAGTAAAAGCCAAGAATTTTGTCATTGAATATGACGAAAAAACCCAGACCGGCACGGCCAGAATTGAAATTCAGGAAGGACTGAAATATCCGGTATTGGTCGATCCGACAATCGGTTATGACACGGCCGGAGCCAGCGTTACCTATGTTACCGCCGATTGGCTTACTTTGTCGGCGATGAACCGGACAACCAGTGCGGACGGAGCAAGCGCAGTTTCGATTTTGATTCACGCCAAACAAGAAGCAAGCGGCACAAGCGCGGCGTGGCAGGGAGCAATATATAAATACAATACCAGCAGTCCGTATCACGAACTTATCGGCACGACTGCCGAAGGAGCGATAAATTCAACTACCGCCCAGTGGTGGCAACTTGATTTTGCTTCACCGTTAGCGTTGGACGCTTCGACTGATTATTGCGCTACGGCGTTTACGGATTACGATGATACCAGCCAAATCGGTATTTATTACAATAGCGGTTCTACAGGCGATAGCCGGAATTTTTCCACTTTAACTTATAACGAATTTCCCGACAATACAGTCGCGGTAGGCGCGGCCAGCTCATTCAGGTTTTCGATTTATGCCCGATATATCTATGCCAATACGGTGGATTATAACCAGGAGTGGAATCAAAATAACGAAAATTCGATGGCGGGGTACACGGGATATTCCATCGTTGTGGGTCAATCATTCACAGGCGACGGGAAAAAGATAACGGAAGCGTATATTTACTGCAATAAGGGATATGCTCAAACTCCAATTGGCAATGTTTATCTAAAAATATACGCCCATACAGGTACATTTGGAACAAGTTCTCTTTCTACTGGTTCGGCATTGGCAACATCAGATGCTATTGACGCGACAACTTTGGAAAATGGCAACCCGTTAGTTCTCACCAAATTTACATTTTCCGGGGCGAATCAGATTACTCTAACAAATGGAACTTATTATGTCTTGCGCGTGGAATTTAGTGGCGGTGACGGCAGTAATCATATCAATGTTGGATTCGACCAAAATGGCACTCACGCGGGCAATAAATCTGTTCAATCTTATGGAGATTCTTATTACGCGGAAGCCGATTACGACCTAATTTTCTATGTAATAGGGGAGGAGGCGGGGGAAGTAATAATAACGAGAACCCCAAGGTCGGGAGTAATTAACTTGGCGTGTTCTCCCGCTATTGTATAAAATATATGACTTTTAAATAATATGATTTCAATAATTACTCCAACTCACGGCGGTTCTAAATACTTAATGGAACTTTACTCCAGCATAAATAATCAAACCCATTCAGATTGGGAGTGGATTATCGTTAGAAATAATGGAGGAGAAACTTTCGGAATAGAAAAAAACGACCCAAGAATCAAAGTTTTTGATATTGAAAACCCCGACAAAAGTGTGGGAAGAGCCAAGAGGTTTGCGGCACAACAATCCAAAGGTGATATTCTGGTAGAAGTTGACCACGATGATATTCTCACACCTGACGCTTTGGAGGAGGTGCAAAAAGCGTTTGATAACGACCTCGATGTGGTACAAGTGTATTCCAACTTTTGCGAGTTCTTTTTCAACCACCCCAAAATGAAAGATTGGGAAAGCAATAAATATGGGGCGGCCTATGGCTGGCAATACAGGGATTTCTTTTGGGAAGGCCACCGCTTAAACGAATGTATCGACTTTGAACCAAACCCCGCTTCTTTTGCGATGATATGGTATGCCCCAAATCACATAAGAGCGTGGCGGACTAAACCATATTGGGAAGTGGGGGGACACGATGAGAACCTGCCCGCCGTTGATGACTTTGATTTGGAATTAAGACTTTGGCTTAAAGGAAAATTCAAACATATTAATAAATGTTTATATCTTTACCGAATGACGGGAAATAATACTTGGATAGAGAAAAACAAATTTATTCAAGAGAAAGCCAGAGAGAAAGCCGATGAGTATGCTTATCGGATTGTGGACAGGTGGGCTGAATTACAGGGACTTCCGATTCTTTCTTTGGCCGATGTTCCTTGCGATTTGGACGCTGACTGGCCATATCCGACAAATTCTGTCGGAGTTGTGAAAGCGTTTGATAAACTGCAACTGACTGGAAATCCCATTAAAGTAATGCAAGAGATTTACCGCGTGCTTGTTCCGGGAGGATGGATATTGAGCAGTACCCCAAGTACCGATGGACGGGGAGCGTTTGACAATCCTTTATTTAAAAGTTTCTGGAATGAAAATTCATTCAATTATTATATCCATCAAGGATTTGCGCCGCAGATAGGCAATCCCGGAGTTAAGTTCCAAGAGATACGCCGCAAGACATACTTTCCTTCTGATTGGAGCCGGGAAGCTAACTCATCTTATGTTCTATTCGACGGTATCGCCATTAAAGAAGGTATGCCCAGATTACCCGGATACAAGGACTGGCCAATATGAAACGAACTAAAATAACAATCGATGATTTCAAGGGAGGGTTTGCCCCCTGTTGGTACAACGACAGTTACCCTTCCTATGGAAATAGAAATATGGCTGCCGATATGCGTAATGTCGAACTTGCCAATTTGTCCTACCTTACCCAAGGTCCGGGTCTTTCCGATTATCCCGGTTTTCCCGGATATGATGTTTTGGTAAAAAGTATTTCAGAAAAAGCATTGGTTGGAGGTACGGTGCTGGCGATTGCCAACGCTTCGGCGGAAGATAGTTCAATCATTTTTAATATAAGTTCGGTAACCGCCAATTCTTACGCTTATGAGATTACCGCAGGAGCCAGTCCTATCGGACAGGATGTCGCCGTTTGGGGATTAAGCGATGGTACGATTGCGGGAATGTATTCTTGGTATAATGCTGCTTCCGCGAATGTAGGGATTTTTACTCCTGACGGATACCGCGATGATGACTGGCTCACTGTTCTTGGGGGAGGGACAATAACGGCGGGAGTACCTTTACCATTGGAAGTTGCAGGTAACGGAAAACTATATATCGGAAATGGCCGGAGGGTATCTTCGATTATACTTACTTCGGGGGCTTATACTTGGTTGGGCGAAGCTCTTAGCTTACAGATAAAAACTGAAATCCAAGATATTAAATGGTGCAACGACCAACTGTATGTTTCCGCGAATATGCCCGATGTTGCCAACGATAACATTACCAAGGGTTCGGTATATATCTGGGACGGAGTTCCTACCCAATACAATCGGGAAATACTTGTAAATGGAAGAGTGGGCGCATTGTTTGTTGATAATGGCACGGTGTATGTTTTTTATCGGGACCTAAATAATACGGGTGCGGGATATAAACTTGGTTATATATCGGGACAGAATGTTATTGATTTGTGTTCTTTCAAAGGCGGATTGCCTCAAATTGGCCAAGTTACCAAGCATAACGGATTTATTAAGTGGGTGGCTGGAGAGTATGTTTGGGCTTTCGGTTCTCCCGACAGCCGTATTCCGGCGATGCTTTACCAATGCAACGATGGAGGATTGGGAACGGTGGGCGCATTGGCTTCTCCTTTCGGGACATTGATGGTGGCTTCCTATGGTGGTACGGGAACATATCCTTATCAGTTGAGCAAATTGGGGACAACCTACGAAACTGATTCTTACTGGAAATCTTTGATGTTTCCCGTGGGAAAATGCACCATTGAAAAGATGATTGTGTATTGCGAACCCCTTACAAGTGGAGCGAGAGCCGATTTTACCTTGACTTGCGATAACGGAAATATCACCAATACTACGGGTCTTGTATTAAATGAAACGGGAATATCCAGAAAAGAGTTCAACATCGGCCAAAGGATAGATAATAATTTCAGAATTGAAATAAGTTTTGCCAACGGTTCTGCGACATATCCGGTAAAGATAAACCGCATAGAAACGATACTTTTAATTGATAATTACTAATATGGAAATTGAAGAATTTAAATTAAATGATATTACAGTCGAGCTGGACGATAAGAGCGTGTTGCAAAATAAACTGATGGGAAAACAGATGGATAATCCTGATTTGGTGGATGCAAATTTTATTTCACAAGTTGTCGTAAGCGCAACAACTTGCGATCACTATATGAGAATTAAGGTAAATGGGAAAAGTTACAAGGTTCCCTTAACCGCAATATAATGTCAATACTTACACCTCAACAACTTAATAAAATACAGGGTGGAATTGACGCTGTAAGGGACAAAATAAATTTGTTGCCCATTACATCAACTTCACCAAATTCGACCGTCTTGGGACAAAATGTCAGCCAGCCCTTATCAGCCGAACAAATCAAACCGCAGTCGCAGTTACAAATCAACGAACTCTCCGGAGAAAAGCCCGAGCTTTCGCTGGCGTTTTCGGATATTGCGGGAATGAAAACCGGAAACGATATAATGGCAAAGAAAATAGTTGAGGATCAAAAAAGGCTGGAAGCAAGCCAAAAAGAAAGCACAAGTTTATGGGACAAGCTGGCAGGTTCCAAAACATCCGCCGAAGTTGCCAGCGATACCGCCTCACAGTTGGGTTATGACCCCGCCCAATATCTCGCTCAAAGGCAAACCGATATTGCCGAGATGGAAAGTTTGCAAAAACAGTATCAGGATATGATTGGTATGTCGGATAATGAAAGATTGAATATAGAAAATAATCCTTCATTTTCAAAAGAATTTGCCAATAAAGAATGGACTTATGCCGAAAAGAAATGGAACTCGCGTTTGAATACTTTGGCGGGGGCGATTAACACCAAAGCTTCAATAATGAAATTGAAAGACGAAAATTATACCCAAGCAACTCAATATATCCAACAAGCGGTAAATAATTACACCGCCGATTTAAAGACGCAATACGATCAATATGATAAATTCCGCCAAGACAACAAAGATTTATTCAATGAATTGGGGGATGATTATGTTAAAGTGTACGACACTGCCGAGAGGTTTGCTTTGCAGGAATATCAAGACAAAAGAAACGAAAAGACGCAGATTGGCAACCTGATGGCCGAATATCCCGATGCCCCTTGGACGGCCAACTCATTGAGTTTGTCCTTGGGGGAGGCCAGCCAGATTGCACAACAGTCGCAGAAATATCAGTTGGAATTGCAGTCTCAAAAAGCGGATATATATAGTAAGACAAAAGGAAATGAACTGGACGATTTATATAAAACTTTACAAATAGAAAAGATGAGAAATGAGTTGATCGCCCAAGAAAACGATTTTGAATCGGGGGTATTGAACGACAAGGAAATGAAGTCCATTGATACTACTCCTGAAAGTCAAAGTATCAGGTCTTTGACTGATTTAAAAACCAAAGCCGAGAATTATAAAAAGATTGTCGATGACGAGGGCTTTGCCGTAAAAGGTGCGGGCAAGATTTTGCTTGATTCAGCTTATGCCGATTTACAAATTGCTTGGAAAGAAGCGGCTAAATTGGGAGCATTGACGGGTCCCGATATGAAATTAATCGAAAACGCGGTCAAACCTACAACAAGTTGGGGTGGTATATGGAATAAATTTACCGCTGGAAAAAATGCAGTTATAAGCGGTATTAACCAAACGATAAACACTATTAATCAAAAGGGAAAGAAAAATTCCGATATGTTGTTATCAAGAAATCCAAAATATAAAGGTTCGGAGTATATAAAACAACTTGTAAATCCTTTCTACCAAGAAATTGAAATTATTGACCCTAATGGAAATGAAGGAACGATACCCGAATATCAATTAGAGGACGCTTTAAAGCAAGGATATAAGAAAAAATAATATGGCAACAAAAATTTTCTTTACTCCGAAAGAAAGCGCAGTCGGACAAAATGAAACTTCACCCGTTATCAAAAACAAGAGCTTTTTTGAAAAAGCCTCTGATTTTATCGGTGGTAAAAATTTGGCCAAAGGTGTTGGGATTGCTTTGTCGCGGTACACTCCAGAAGTAAGAGAATTGGAAAAAAAAGTATCATCAGGAACGGCTAATGATTATGAATTGGAAGCATACCAAAATATAATCGGAGAAGCTCCAACAAATAAACAGATAATTGGCAGTGCGTTGAGTCTGGCGGCAAACTTTATCCCCGGAGTTAGTAAGGGGGCTAATATGGCAACAAAAATAGCCGCTGGAGCTGGAACCGGATATGCGATGGATGTTGGACGCGGATTGCAAGAGAAAGAAGGAACAAAAGCGTTTATCCCGAATGTTGGAACGGCGGTTGGGGCTTCTTTGCCGGTAATCGGTGCGATAATAGGCAAAGCAGCTTCTAAAATGAAACCAGAAGCGTTGGAACAAATTAGTTTAAGATTAACACCAACCGAGACAAAAAATCTTGCCAAGCAGGGGAAAAACATCGCCAAGTATATATCAGATAAAAAAATTATTGGCTCTCCAGAACAAAGATATACCAGAATAGACCAACTTTATGATGCGATGGAAGATAAAATTCAAGAAGTGATTAAAATATCGAATAAATCATATAAGAAAGCGGATATTATATCTAAAATTAAAAACATACCTAAACAATTTATTAATGATCCGGCGGCCTATGACAGCGTGGTCAATGAAACAGATAGGATTATTAAAAACATTCAAAGCAAACAAGGCAATGAAATATCTGCTGAAATAATAAATGAAATAAAAAGGAATACCTACAAAAGAGCGTATGGTAAAAACGCAACTGATATTATCAATGATTCGTATAAAGCGGTTGGCGATTCCCTTAAAGGCGTGTTAGACGAAAGTATTACCAGTCTTGAAAAATTAAATAATGAATACGGCCTAATTATAGCGTCTAAAACTGCTCTACAAAATGCGATTGGCAGGCCGCAAGTAGGAATGCTTGGTAAAATAATCGGATATACAACTGGAGTCGCCGCAGGCAATACTTTAATGCCCGGACCGTTGGGAATGGGAGCAGGCGCGTTGATGGGAACAAAAATATCTGATGTTTTGGCCGGGACAAGCGCAAGGAGTTATTCTGGGGCGGCAATTAAAACAGCACAAGGGTTGATAAAAAAAATCCCCACCGATAAGGCGGGCAATCTTAAAATAACTCAAAAAGCATTAATTAATCTTTTGGAGAGTTTGAGATAGATTTTATCTTTTTTTCTATCCTATCTATTTTTTCTTTAAAATAGATAACGATAATTGCCACTATTATTCCTGCTAAAATATCATCCATATTATTTTACTATTGCCGGATATAAACCGGTTTAGCTTTGCAAGAAGCCGTTAAGACACTATAACCAATAACAAATAATCTGTCAAATTATATGGAACAAGAAGTAAAATTAAAGACCGAGGACATAATGAGATTCTGCGAACGCCTGAAAGGTTTAGAAGATAAAATCGACGCGCAGACAAAACAGCTCGATGAGGTCAAACAACTTCGCAACGACTTTGCCAAGTATCGTTCCGACAGGGGCGATGAAGCGGCGACAATGGCGGCCAAATTTGATATACAACTCAACACTTTAAGAGAGGGTATATGTTGTAAGATTGGCGAGGTTCCCGACGGCCAGTCGGTAATCAGAATCATCAACGCCAATAAAGAAGCGCAAGATAAAGTGAATGGAACGCAAGACAATCGTATCGACAGGGTATATTGGACATTCGGCGTGATTCTGGCCGTGATTGAATTTATTTCCAACTTCCCCAAAATTATGGATGTATTTAATTAAGAGTTATCTCTTGCCGGGGTTTTTGGGTTCTCATATTACCCTTTTTTACCCGGCAATAGATAGCTCTTTAAAGGAGGTTGTATGACGAAAGTGGCATATTGCAAGGCTAACGCGGCGGCAATCCCCGACACGATGGCCGAAAGGTGCGTGCAGAAGCAGTGCGACCAGCTTGTCTATGTTTGCGAAAGCGAACTGCCGAGGCTGGTTGAATGAAGTACAAATGCTCCCTTACGGGCAACGATTTGGACTTAAAGCAAGTCCAGCACAGATGTACCATCCGCACCAAGCATAGAAAGAATGACTGCTTCTTTCTTAAAAAGGAAAGATAATCTTTCCCTTTTTTTACCGCCTACCAGAAAAACTGATGGGTGGTAAAAAGGTGTAATAACGCGCCGATGTGAACGGCGCAAAAAACAATGGATTTTGCACTAATCGTGCCGATAGTTACCGCCTTGACGCAGGTGTTCAAACAGTTTGGTTTTACCGACAGGTTGACCCCGGTGTTTGCGATATTGGCCGGCATAGCCGTTGTATTTATGAATGGCGCGGGTTCGGGCGTAGGCGTGTGGGAAGGCCTGTTGCAGGGCGTTGTTGCGGGTTTAAGCGCAACCGGGTTGTATGAAGTGGCTAAGACTTCGGTCGTGGGTAAGTAAAGTTGTATTAAAAAATATGAATACATTATTACAGCTCATCTGTTATATGGGACGATGGCAGTTAAGCACGCCTACTTTGGCCGTGTTTTCCGCCGGTACGATTGCTTACTTAACCGGCCAAGCGTTGCAATGGCCGACCGCGCCGGAATGGTGGGGTGCGGTGGTGGCAAATGTAGTGGGGAGTTTGATATTTTTTCAGGTAGATAGAATAATTTTTAAAAAATGACACAACAAGAACTGATTGATTTTAGCAAATACTTTCACGCTGTCTGCCACGACATCACCAAAGTCAAGAACACGGATTACAGTCCGGGGGAAAATCCTTTCTCAAACTTTGAGAAACTGCAAGGGCTTTTAGGAAAAGACTGGCCGGTAAAATTGTTGGTAAGTCGTATGCACGAAAAACTTGATCGAATCACCAACTACGCCATCAAGGGAAAGAACGCAGACAATTCAGAGCCGCTGGAAAATGACTTCTACGACCTTGCCAATTATAGTTGCCTAACTCTTGCTTACCTGAAAAGCAAGCAAGTAAAATATGAAAAAGAAACCGAAGGGTAAAAAATGTTAAATACCAAAACCCCAGAGATGGGGTTTTTGGTTAGAAAATCTTGACAGGGGTATTGATTTTTGTTAATATGAAAACGAAATAGTAAAATTTATAAAAAGATATGGCGAAATTAAAACAAAAATCTCAAACAACTGATAGAACAAAAAAAATACTTCAAGATAGAAAACAAGGAAAATCTATTGTTGATTTGGCTAAAATTTATGGATTGTCGCGTCAAAGAATTTTTCAAATTATTAAAGATTATGGAGATACTTTACCTGATAAAATGATGCAAATATAGACAGGGGTATTGACAATGTTTTTGATTTTTGCTACACTCTAAACATAAGACGATAATTGATAACATCCGAGGATGATAACAAATTAAAATCTTATAAAGAAGTAAGTAAATAAAAAAATATGAGCAAAATAAAAGACATTGTGATTGACGATCTAAACCATTCTTTCAATGCGAGCGAAGAAAATGCAAACGACAGAATGAAAGAGGAGTTGCAGTTTGCATTGATTAACGATTTGAAAATGGCAAGACAAGCGGAAGGTATCCTGACCCTTAACGATATTGCCAACTGCATTGAAGAGGGGTTGGGATATGACGCGAAAGTATTGGGTGGATTGCTGTATATCAAGGGCAAAGCCAAGCCCGCCGATACAATTCTTCAAAGCCAAAAGTTTATGTATGGGGAATTAAATAAAGCGTTTGGAATATGAACTTACCCATCCAAGAAATTGTTGACCAAGATTTAAGGGCGGCGCAAGTTTCCCGCAAATCGAGGGGGGACTATTGGTACGCTTCGGAAATCGGATACTGCCCAAGAAAATCTATCTTTTCAAGGGCTGGCTTACAAGGCAAAGAAAAGGACGCGCGGACATTGAGAGTATTTGAATTGGGAAAATTACACGAATCGTTTTTGCTGGATAGAGTAAGGGCGGGGCTAACAGTCGGCGAAACAAAAATCAAAGAGGCAAAACGCGAGGTGGAATGTAATAATAACAAATTAAATGTTCACGGCAGAATTGATTTGATTGTTGACTACGAGAACGGTGAACGCGAAATTGTAGAATGTAAAAGCCAATCAAGCCGGAGTTTCACTTGGATGTTGACTAAAAAAGAGGGAGCCAGCGAACACCATATCGCTCAATTATGGTTTTATCTTTATACGGCGAATGTAGAGCGCGGACAATTAATTTATTCGAGTAAAGATGATTTGAGAGAAGCTCAATTTCCTATCAATTTATCAAATGAAAAGGTCGGCAAAGAAGTATTGGATAAAATCAATTTTCTTAATCAAAACTGGGCAGATGAAAAACTGCCCGAAGCAAAAGAAAACTGGCTGTGTAAGTATTGCGACTATCGTAAGATTTGCCCAGCAATTAAAAACTTTAAACAAATTAAAAAAATATGAACATTCTAAAACGATACCAAGAAGAATATAAAGCATTGTCGGTGAAAAAAAATCTTGAAGGCAAAGAAGCATTGGAGGTGGTCAAGCAAAATGGATACGCCTTGCAATATGTCCAAACCCAGACACCGGAGATTTGCTGAT